GCATCACGCCCAGCACTTCACGCGGTAGGGTGACAATTTCACTTCTGCCGCGCGCCGCAACTTCTCGGCATCATCCGGCGAAGCCTGATAAGCCGCTTGCAAAAGCAGCATCACGCCCATCACCACGCTGGGCGGCGGCTCCATGAGCGGCGCAACAGGCGTCAGCACGCCGTTAACCAATTCCTCGGCAGGAATCGGCTCCAACAGCCCACGGCCCATGTACTGCACCGCTTCGTCCTCCGCCGCGTCAAGCAAGTCTTGCAACTTGGCGTCGTCGGCGTTATGGATCACGTCCAGGTACGTCTTGGCGCTCTCCAAAGGGATGACTGACATACCGACTCCTACTGTTCGGGTGCTTGCTTGGCGCGGCGCGGTGTTTTGGGCGCGGGTGGATCGGTTTGATCCGCGTCATCCGGCTTGGTAGCCGGGTCGATGATCTTGACCAGGCCTTTCCTCGCCAGCGCCTGGCCCGTGGTGTCCGAAACCTCGAACTCGGCATGACGCCGACGTGATCCACCGTGTTCAAAAGATTGCAGTGCTTGAACTCTCATCATTAACTCCATCGGACTTACCGAGTGCGGGCGCGGCCCTTTGGCCGCGCCCGCGCGGCATCAAGGTTTAGCGCCGTCGAAATTGCCCTTAACGAAGGCTTCTGGCCGATAAACCGTCAAGCCCACGCGCTCTTCGCAACGAATCGTCACCATGTTTTTGATGAAGTTGTCGCGATCTTCCAAGCTGATCTGCACGTTCGCATCTTCGCGATCCCAACCTTGCACCGCCAGTCCGCCGCCAAATGCGCCGACCAGGAACTCGTTCGCGTCCATGGCTTGCGTCGGCACGACATTGCGACCCCACAGGCCGGGCTGCATGGTGCTGCGCGCATTCGTGAACATGTAATCGTGCTGCGCGTTCTTGGTCAGTTCAATGGCCGCCCAATCCATCGGGTTGATCACAATGCCGTCCACCGGGTATTCGGCCAGCTCACTTTGCAAGATCGCCAGGCGCAGACGGTCGGCACGCGTCTCATTCTGCACGGTCAAGCCAGGGTTCGCGTAGGCGGACGCCTGCGTGTAGATGCCATTCAGATTCAGGTTCACGCCACTACCTTTGAGTAGCTGCGCTTCCTCGACGAACTTCAGGCCGTAACGCAGTCGTCCATCGACATAGCTTTGCAGCATGGGCACGTCGGCCAGTACTTGCTTGGACGCATGGATCCAGTGCGCAATCGTGATGATGGGCGCGCTAGTGGCCTCAAACGTCAGGTGCGACTCGGGTTTGCCGCCAGACGGGTTCTCATCGACCGGCGCAGCGTTGTTCGTGAAAAGCTTCTCGCGTGCGTACTCAATGCTGTTGGACGACGTGCGACCCCAGGCAATCAAATCGCGCACGGTCAGGCGACGCAACATAGGTCTTTGAATGCCAGGCAGACGCTCGGGCACGATCAAGTCGCCCGCCGATCCTGATCCGGAACCGATGGCGGCCCGAACCGGCATGCGAAACGTGCCGTGCGGGTTCGACGCAAAAACCTTGTATCCGTCGCTTTCGGTAAGCTGTTCGCCCATGGATTGGGGGCCGTGGGTTGTGCCGCCGCTTTGCGCCGCAGCATGCACCTGCTCGGCATTCGCTAAGCGGGCTCGCAGCTCGCCTTGCTCGGTGAGTAGTTGATCAACCTTGGCGCGGGTCTCAGCGCTCATTTGCTGATGCGCTTGAATGTCTTTCTGTGCCCGCTCGGCCTGTGCTTTTAGCTGGTCGCTGACCGTTTTCAGGCTGGCGTTGATTTGTTCGATTTGCTCTTCGTTCATGGTAGAACTCCTAATGCAAGATGGTGGTAAGAGACGCAGCCAGACTGGCCGTTTTCCTGAATGCAGCCGAATCACTCGGGCCGCGTCCGGCGGCATCACGCGCGCCGCTGCCAGCCGAATCGCTCAGGCCGGACTTGAAATCGTGGATCAACCGCTGCGCTTCGTTTCGCGGCATGCCCGTAGCGCGCATGGCCGCTTCGATGCGTCGCACGGCGCTGGCGCTTGCCTTGGTGTCGGATTTGCCAACCTGATCGGATGGCAGCAGTTCGTCGGCGTAGCCCTGCTCAATCGCTTGGCTACCGCCGATCCAGGTCTCGCCGTCCATTTGCCGCTGCACGTCTGCCAAATCTTGGCCGCTGCGCGCAGCGTAGATGTCGGCCATGGCGGCGTCGAACGGTTCCATGGTGTCGGCAAATTCGCGCAGATCATGGCGGTTGCCTTGCGCAAGGACCCAGCAGTTATGGATCATCAGGAATCCGGCACGCGCGATTTGCACCGTGTCGCCCGCCATGGCAATAATCGAAGCAGCAGAGGCGGCCAGTCCCAACACCTTGACCGTGACCGCTCCCTGGTGTTCGCGCAGCAGGTTGTAGATTGCGAAGCCCTCGAACATGTCGCCGCCTGGGCTGTTCAGATTAACGGTGACTGGTCCCGCACCCAGCATGCGCAACACACCGGCAATGCGCTTGGCCGTCACACCTTCGCCCGTCCACCAGTCGTAGCCGATCACGTCGTAGATGCTGATCGTCCGATCTTCCAGATCACCGTTCGCCGCGCGCACGCTCGCGTCCCAGCGATCCAGCGCGCGCGGCGCAACGTAACTTGATACAGCCGCGCAGGGGCGACCAACCGGCGCTGCCGGTAGGGATTTGATGCTCATAAGATGTTCCTAAACTGTGGGAATGGGATGGTCAGCGCCCAGATAGGCTTTTTGCACAGCATCCGCAGTGCTTGGCGCACGACCATCGGCCTTGCCCAAATCATCCAGTGGCGCAAGCGCAGTCTGGACGGTAAGCACTGCGGCGTTGCCGCCCATCGGTGCACGGTCTTCGAGCTCGCGCACTTCGTCGCGCGTCAGGATGCCGTTATTGGTCATCACCGAGTAAAAGGATGCGCGCGCGGCGCTATCGGCGCGCAGCAACCCTTCCACGGCGAACTTCGGGTAGTAGCGCTGGCGCTCGGCGGGCACAAGCAGATCCTTCACGATGGACTGCTCGATGCGCTTGATCCACGGCCCCAGCGTGAACACCAGAAAGCCGATCATCTGATGCTCGATACCGGTTCCCCAGCTCGTGCTTTTCTCGGTATGGCCGACCATCCACGGCGGCACGCGAAACCAGCGGCAAATTTCCTCGACCGAATAGCCGCGGGATTCAAGCAACTGCGCATCTCTCGGATTGATGGCAAGCGTTGCCGTGTCTGTGCCCGCCTCCAAAATCACAGGGCGACCCGAGTTAACCGCGCCAGACAAGCGCTCTTCGATCATCTTGCGCGCTTCTTCGCGCTGGGACTCCTTCAGCAGTTGCGGGTACTTGAACACCACCGTCGGCAGCAAACCGCGCTTGAACATCCCCGAAGCCGCATTGTCCGTGGCAAGCGCTGCGCCGAACACTTCCGCGCCATACCGAATGACGCTCACGCCGGTTTTTCCGTCCAGCGACCAGCCGGGAATCGTCCATATCCGCGCGCTTGGTATTTCGCGCTGCTGGCCGTCCTCGTTCGTGTAGCGATACTCCTTCGTTCCATCAGCCTTGCGCGAAATCATTAACCGATTTTGGTGGAGGAATTGCAGCCCGACCACGCGCTCGCCCACCATCAATTTTTCGCAAAACGCATTGCCGCGTAGCAACATCGCCGCCACCACCGACTCCCAGAACACCGAAGAAATCGTATCCGGGTTTGGCTGGGTACCGATGACAAAATGCAGCCCATGCTGTGGCGCTGGCCGCTTGCCATTGGCAGTGCGCTCATGCATACCCAGCCGCACGCACGCCCACACGGCAGACAGTTGCAGTACGTTGCTGTCGTTGACGTTCACGCCCGCCGAACTGCTCGCGCCAAAGCCCGCCGTATCGAAAGACCCGCCCAGAAGGCTCACCAGCTTCGCGCGAACCCAGCCAACCTTGCGCATTTTCTGTCTCATCCGATCACCGCATTGCTAAAAAATCCCGACATGTCAGGCTCCTGCGTCCCGATCATGGCGCGACTTATCGCCATGATCAGCGCCACCGCCCCATCGATTTTGTTGTCATTGCCCTGCTTGATCGGGCGCATCCTGTCCTCGCTTCCATTTCTGTCCGGATACTTGGCTATCACATTGCCCACGCACCACGCCAGGAGGGGATGGCCGTCGTGGTGGAACCTGCCCGACAATACCGCTGCCTCGAGCTCCTTCATGGCAGCGCTCATGCCGGTGTATCCCTGTTGGATAATGATTGGGTTTAGCCCCTCATCATCCAGTTGATGCGACAGGTTCGCCGCGCCGTGAGGATCAAGCGGGCAGGCAATCACTGGGGCTAGTTCGTTGGTCTCCAACGCCTCGGCCAGCACGTCGCGATAATCAATCTCCGCGCCATCGGTCTGGATCAGATGCCCCGAAGCCACCCAGGTTTGATACCTGTCGGCAATCCGGCGGTTATCCGTTCCCTGCACCGTATCTTCTGGCACCCAGAATGTTGGGGCAACGCAGTAGTAGTGCCGTCGGCCATCAATGTCTTGATAGAAAAGCTTGACCATGGCCGTTAAATCCACTTTCGCTGCCAAGTCCAAGCCCAGCACGCAATCCCATCCCTTGAAGCGATCCAGCGACAGACTGGTATCCTGGCACGGCGCGGCCATGAACTTCGCCATGTTGATGAAGCCGGACTTGGCCGCCGTCCAGAAGTTCAAGTGCTTTGTCTTGAAGGGACCAGCGAAGCGCGCACGGCGTACCGCCTGCTCCTGCTGCGCCAGCAGGTAGTCCGCGTAGACCGATACGCCCATGTTTGGATTGGCCTTCGCCAGTACCTGCGGGTTCGTCCAGTCGTCGTCCTCGTCAATCGTCCATATCCAGCCAAACAATTCATCGTTCGGCACCAGCCCTTCGAGCATTTCAACGACTTCAGTCCGCTTGTCGTAACAGGGCCCTGCGACTTTGTAGCCCGCCGTCGTGATGATGAACATCAGAGGCTGGCGGCGCGCGCCCATGCCGGTTTGCATCGTCACGTACAGATCGTCAGCGTCATGCTCGTGATACTCGTCCACCAGTGCGCACGAAGGCGATGCGCCATCCCCAGGATTTCCAATGATGGGCTCGAAACGGCTGCCATCTTCTGGCCGGTTCATGTTGGCCGCGTTAACCTCGATGGCCAACAGGTCTTTTAACTCCGGCGTGCGTTGGACCATCAACCGGGCAGGACGGAATATTTCCCAGGCCTGTTTTTCCGTCGTCGCGCCACTGTAGACCTCCGCGCCAAACTCGCCATCCGCGCAAAACATGCCCAGCCCCACGCCAGCGGCAATGACTGATTTTCCGTTCTTGCGCGGCACCTCCCAATAGGATTCCCGGAACCGGCGCAGTCCATTCTTTTTTCTCACCCATCCAAACGTCATGGCAATGCCAAAGCACTGCCAAGGCTCAAGCTTTATTCGCTGGCGTTTCTGCGCCCATTCGCCTTTCGTGTGCGGCAGAACCTCAATGAATCGCAGCTTTTTCTCGGCCTTGAGCGGGTCGAACCGGTACGGAAAATCCCGCTCCTTGCTTTTCTCCAAGTCGTCCAGGTGACGCTGGCACGCCAGCTTCACATACCGGCAGCACGGCACCTTGCCACGCACCACATCGCGCGCGAATGTCTGCGCCCGGCTGGTCAGTGGATGCTTGCCTTGCGCCATGTCACATCTCAAGGATGGCTTTTAGATCGTCTGAGGCGTTGCGCTTTTGGGGCCCCATCAAACGCTGTCGGCTCGACGGGTCCAGCCCCAGCAGTGCGCCGAAGGTTGCCATCTGGCGCGTGGCTTCGTTCAACACCGTAATCGCCGGGTTTTTTCCCTCGCTGCCCTGCGGACTCACAACCGTAATGCCGTGCTCGACAATGTGTTGCTCGGCCTGTCGGAACCGCCCATATGCCGCGCAATAGATTTCCAAGTTCTGAACATCTGTCTCTTGCAAGACTTTCTGCGCACACAGTAAAGGAGCCAGGTGCAGCCACAGCTCGCGGGCCATCCCCAGCAGCCACCCAGGCGGATCGACATTGACCACCGTGCCAAACTGCGGCGCGGCTCGGTTCAACGCGCGCTTGCCCGGGTTTCCGGCTGCGGTTTTGCGCTCAACCGGCTTGGGTCTGCGCCCAGAACGTCCAGATACGCCAGCCATGCCCTACCACCAGCGGAATTGAATGAATTTCAGGGTTTCCATGACTTTCCAAAGTTCTTATTTCGCGGACGTAAGAGAAAGCGCCCAGGTAGCGTCCGGTTTCCCGTTTTCTTCTTTAACTTTCAGATACCCCCCGCCCCGCCTTCGCCAATCGCCGTCTAAATCCATTTTTTGCCTCTTGTTGCGTCTTCACGCGGTGACAACCACGGTTGATTGCCCGCAAATTGTCCATATC